TACTGTAACACCCATCTCTTTTTTCACGACTTCGACATTATATCGTTTTAATTTTGAAATAAGGTAGTCACTATTTCCATTCAAAGCTGAAACAATCGTGTCACCAGTCTTTATCAGCTTTATAATCTTTTTTAATACCCACATGTCAGCTTTGTCTTTAGTTCCTGCCATCAATAACCATGAACTTGTCTTATCATCCCACAGAGGGCAGTAAAAGCTATCACCTCTTATCTCAACATTATTTTTTATTAAATCTGCTTTAACATCTTCCACAGACTCAGGCATCACAAAATTAGCTTTATAATACTCAAGTATCTCCTCAAGTTTAGCCTCAGCTTTTTTCTTCTCATCATACCTATGACCTGCTATGATAACATTCAATCTTTTTATTTCATTATCAGCTCTACCAAGTTGTGCTGCTGTCTGAACATAAGCATAGTATATATCAGCTTTTGTGTACTTATTATATGCAGCATATTCTTCATCAGTAAGCTCCAACTTGTTTCTTAATTGTTTACTTGTCATTTCTTAAAAACCTTTCCTGCACTAAATTGTTTACCACTCTTTGCAAGCTCTCTAAACTTACTGGAAGTCATCAGCTCACGACCTGCTCCCATACCATTTATCAGATATGCAAGTGCATCTGCTACATGTGAATACTTATTTTTATCAGGCTTCTCTGCATACCTCTCTCCTGATATGTTCACTCTCTTAAATTGATACCCACCATTCAAAGCTTTTCTCAAGGTCTTACATTTGCTTGAGATAACCAATGCAGGCACACCTTGTATCAAAGTATTCAACATCTTCTTTGTAGCTTCTATAACTATATCAGGTTTGTTTGTAGGGCATAGCTTACAGCTCAGACCCAAGTTATTCCACACCTTGAGCTGAGTATGGTCTGTGACTTGACCTCTTGAACCTGCAGCAGGGTCTAACCAAATCATGTGTTTATATCCACCATATTCACTCTGCATCTTCTTTTTTACATGTTCACCAAACTCTGCAGCTCCTACATCATCAGAACAAATCTCATTAAATATCACGAGCCTGCCTAGTCCATCAACCTGACCAAACAGCACTGCAGATGTTCTACCATTCTCACCACCACATGTTAAACCAATACTTCTACTTGGAGGTCTCACCTTATTCTCATCAATACAATGCAGTCTATCATTGTACTCAGGATAAACAGGCTTACCAGTCTGCAACGGTATAAATTTAACCTTAGCCATAACATCAATCCAGTCCTGAGGTTTACCATTCATAAACTCACCATAATACTCATCAGGTAGGTTCTCAAGGTTCTCAGCCTCAGGATTAATTGTACCATCTTCAAGTATTGCAGGAGGCTGTAAAAATAGTTTGTGATTAGATGGTTTGTTTTCAAACATCAGTTTGTATAGCCAATGTTCTTGATCAAAAGCATTTGAGTCTGACCATGCTTGAGGATGTGTAGCTTTCACACCCATAATTGGTGATGGATAACGACCTAATCTTGATGTAACATTATACAGAGCCTCAGGAGGTAACTCTCTACACTCATTTAGATAGGCGTAAGTTATCTCAAGTGACAACAGTTTTTTCATATCTTGAGGCTTATCTAATGCTCTAAATAATATCTCAGCATAAACTTTATCCTCTTCATCTTCATATACTGCAGTTAAGTTACCCCAATTCATTTTTAAATCATCACCAAACCACTCAGTAAATGATTTGATTGTAGTATCTTTTAGCTCTACAGCAGTATTTCTTATTACAGCAGTTCGTGTTCTTCTCCATCCAGTTTTATCAGGTTCTTGAAGATGAGCAAGATAATACCATTTCATAATTGAACCAAGAGTCTTGCCTGAACCAATAGCACCAATAACCAAAGTAAAAAATGAAAAGTCTTGTATGTAGTTGTTTACAGTTTTTGATGGATTAAACACCATGTCCTCAGGCTGAGGCTCATACTCTTCATATATATCAGGTGTATCATTAATCACAAGTGCACTCATGCTGTCTTATCAGTCCTATCTCTAAGATTTAAAATGAACTTACCTTTTGCTCTTATTTCTGTCTCAATCTTCTCTGCAGCATATAGTCCACCCATCTTGATTAGTTTATCAAGTGCAGCATTTGCAGCAGAAGCATCTACCATCTTCTCAAGATGTTCCTCTTCTACAGTCTTGGTCTCTATAATCTCAAGAGTATCTCTATAGCTTTTAGTCTTAGTCTTAATATTTATAATTTGGCTTCTTTCAGTTCCAACTTCTGTTATCTCTTTTAGTTTATCAACTATCCAATCTCTGTTTATAGCACTTCTCTCAGCCTGTTCTCTTGTTAATTGCTCAACTCTTGCTATTATATTGTACTTATTTGCAAGCCTTGAAGCCCTCTCTCTAATAGTCTTTTCAGAAGCCTTGCCAACTCCAATCTTATCAACATAAGCATCATAGTTTGTCATACCATCTGCAAGACCTTGAGAGAAGTTTTCTTCATTAACAGTTAAACCAGTTATAGCACTCTTTTTAGATTTTCCCATTCAAAATGGTAACATAAAATAAACTAAATGTAAAATACATCAAATTTAAAGAGACTATAAGTTTATGAGATTTCTCTTTTATCATCATGCACCAACACACTTATAAAGCCCACTACACAACCACTAGCAATTATTCTCAAATCAAAAGGCTCAAGACCTGTGACAATTAAAATAATTGAAATTATAAAAAGTATAAATTCAAAAGTTTTCATAATAAAATCCTTTTTATATCATTATATCATATTATCTGTCTGACACCTAATAAGTTTTACACATTAAATACACAAACTTTACACACTATCAATTAAATTCACTTAACTTATATTCTCCATCAGCAGGTTTTAATGCAGATTTAATATCTTCATCACCATGAGTTCTAACTCTTATAGCTTTTAAAACTATCTCTTTTATCTCTGTAGAGGCATCTGATGTTCTTACACTACTATCCAATATTTTAAGTTCATCATCTTCCATAAATTGTATTCTTATTATTAATTTCTTTAAATGTTTTTTGTTCATCTTTTTAAATCCTTTTTTTTAATCTTTCTTTTAGACTGATGGTTCGGTTTGGTGATTGCATTAAGAGGGCTATGTCAAAACCCCCTTAGACACAAAACTTTCTCCCAGTGCATCAGGAACGGAAGTATTTATGCTCATCTGCTTTTCCAGTCACATCAGTTTTCACTGTCATTTAGGTGACTTTACAGACAAATGTTCATTAACAACCTCGTGTCTGCTTCGAGTGTATATTATCGTGCCTATCTTGTAAGTAAGGCTTTACCAATAGCTGAACATATAAGGTGCTTACAGAAAATAGTAAGCTAGACTAGCCCTTAGTTTGGAACTTTATTTTCAACAAATAGCCATTACACTATTTGAGGTCACATGACCTACTAATACCTCTCGGATTACTGATGCCATCATGCCACTGCATGTACTCAAAGACTATATCAAAGTCTTAAAAGTATGCTGAGTTTAAGCACACTATTAAAACTTTAGTGTGCTAGATTATGATGTATTTTGATTGCTGTTTGATGGTTTTGTGGTTATATCCATAGAAATCTCCCTGTATTTGTATGCCAAAGGGAGTTTCTAAGACTTCTTTAAGGACTGCTACTGTAAAATAGTAACAGTTTTTTAAGAGATATTTGAACTATCACTTAAAAGAAGTCTTTAGAGACTGCATCTCTCTTTAGACATTAGATTTTAAAATCTTACTTCAATTTAACTTCAATTTTTATTAACTAAACAAACATTACTTCTTTTTTATTTCAAATTTACACACTTCACCACAAGGCATAATTCGCCAGTCAATAGATAAATCTAAGTAATTTATTATCCAGTGTCTAGCAGCTTCTAAGTCCTCCTCCTCTATGTTGTATGCATCATGCTTGCCTGTCTTTTTGTTTGGTTTTGGATTTATTATTGTAAATTGTTGCATTAGTAAACCTCACTACCAATAGCAATCCAAAAGTCACAACTAAAATGACCGTTGTAAAACGACTGGTCTGTAACACTATCAAAGCCAAACTCTTCTGCCTGCTCTTCTAAATAAGCCAAGAAGTCACCTGCTCTACACTCATAGTCTTTTAAATGGCCTACAGCATCTGTAAAGTTTCCATAAAAGAATTGTGATGCAATCATGTCACCCTCAGTATATATATTCTCATCCTCGTTAATATCCTCATCAGATAAACTTTCCCATAACATATCTCTCATCTGTAACTCCTTATTTGATATAAAGAACTATATCATATTGTCTGACAACATGTCAAGCTTTTGTGTACGAATTGTGTAACTTATACACAAAACATACATAATACACCAATCAAAATGGTATATCATCCTCTTTTATATCAACTACTGGTGTAGCAGTTTCATCTTTTGGTATTGTCTCTTGAACTGTCTCAACCATGCTTGCATCATAAGCAGGCTGTTGAGAGTTTTGCTGTTGCTGTGCAGCAGCAGTAGGTCTATTTGATGCAAGATAATTTTGCTGCTGACCACCTTGATTATCACCTTTAGAATCTAACATCTGCATAGTCTCAACTATAACTGAGTGCTTAGACCTCTTCTGACCATTTTGGTCTACCCACTGGTCAAAATTCAAACGACCATCTATAAGAACCTTAGAACCTTTTCTCAAATACTGGTTTGCTATCTCAGCACTACGACCAAAGAAAGTAATATCTACAAAACAGACCTCTTCTTTTTTCTCACCATTACTTGTAAATTTACGACTTGTAGCTACAGCAGTATTTGCTATACCAGTTCCTGACTGAGTATATCTCAGCTCTATGTCTCTTGTTAGATTTCCAACTAATATTACTTTGTTATACATTATCAAACTCCTTGATTTCTTTTCTTAATATAATTCTTAAATCACGATATAAAATATCAAGCTCTTTCTTTACAACAATCGCTATTATAAGAGCAAGCATTGACATTACCAATGCAATAATTGAAATTCCTATAGCTATTTCATTCATCATAGTTTCTCCTCTTTATCAGTAGAACCAAATCCACCATTTCTCTCAACATCACTCTCTATACCAAACAAATAAGACTTGTGTTCTAAAAGAGTTATCTGACCTATCTTATCGCCTTTTTTAATTTTATATTCCCAATTAAGTCCACAACCCATTTCATTGTATTCCTCAGCACCTAACAGTTCCAAATCTTTAGTGATTGTTACAATCGGATTGTGAATAATCATCTTAATTTCATCTTTATAATCAAGGTCAATAACTCCAACATTATTAGGAAGAATAAGACCTTTTTTACCTAGTGAACTTCTTAACATTAGTTGTAGATAGTGGGAATAAAGAAAAGTGCCAAGAGCTTCATCATTGTAATATTCAGTATGAAATCCTAAAGACTTTTCTAGCTTTTCTAAATCAATACAAACACCAAGACCAACAAGCTTAGTCTCACCTGCACCTATCATACAATCCTCCGACGCATACAAATCTACACAAGCACTATACTTTGAACCTCTTTTTGGTTCACATTCTTTTGTTAAAACTTTAAACATCTTATCTCCTATCTAAAAATTAATATATCTGGCAATATGCCATGACAAAACCAAGCCACTCCAAAATGAGGTGAGCCTTTCCCAGTAAAATCTATGCGTTTATTTAAAGCAAGAATTTCTATACCATTTTCACTAAACATTTTACCTCTTGTTTGACCTTGCAAAGAACTGACAGGCAAAAGCAAAGCAAAAGGCTTACCAAGCTCATAACATCTCTTAATGAATTTATCTTTTTTGCTATATGGAGGATTAGTTATGATTATATCTACATCTTTAACTAAATCCTCAGTCAAAAAATCTAATCCATCACTAGCCTCACAATTAAAACCATTAGAGTTCATTGCTTCAACTAACTGAGAACTAATCCCTGAGGTACAATCATAGTAGACATACCCTTTGTCAAGAAATTCCATCAAAGGCAATATAGCTTCTATAGGAGTGTAGCACTCATCACTCTTGGCATTATTCCCAGTTTTTTTTAACATATCTAAATTTCCACTAGCCATTATTTTTCTCCAATTCTTTAAGAACCTTGTATGCTTTTGCAGCTTCACCTGCAGTAGTATTTGGATTCACTTTAAGTATTATATCAATTATCTTCATCTGATTACTTCTCGCCACTTTGAGCCTCCTGAATATATTTATCAAGCACACCATTATCATAGTCAGTTATGTACCTATTAAATGCAGCTCTCTGAATATTAGCTCTATTCACACCAAAAGCATCCGCTATCTCTTGAAGCTTATTTTTTACTAGCTTTGTAACTCTGGTATCACAGTTTACCTTACTATTATTCATTTTATCTTCCTTAAAAAATTGAATTGATTATGATTCATGATTAACTGAGCCACCTCTGTTTGATGAGCAAGTTCTTTCTCAAAAAGGCTTTGCTTCAATTTAGAATTCTCTATTTGAAGAGCATTATTATCTACTAATATTTGTGTTATTCTTATTTGTAGTTCTCTTATATATTTTTTCTTATTCATCTATCACCTCCACAACTCCCACATCTATAATCCCACTCTCTTCCACAACTTTATTTGCTATGTTGGTCAGACCAAGATAAATGTCACTCACATAATCTTTAGCAAATAGAGTAGCAGCACGAGCTTTTAACATCACCTCAGGCATTATCATCCACTTACTTCCTTTTTTGCTGTAAAGACCCTCAGCTTTGGCTATAGTCGTGCTATACCAAGAACCATACTTGATGTTACCTTTTGTATCAGTCATAAAAACTCTACAATCATTATCATCATTCTTAAACTCATAGCTTATCAAGTCCACAAAACGACCTGAACCATGTATGATTGCTCTGTAAAACTCAGCACTAAACCCAACTTTGCCACGAACCACATATATATGATTGGCTATGGTCATTGCAGGTATGCCTGTTTTGTTACTCAGGTCAATGGCTACAACAGCATTGGCTATGTTACCTCTCCAATCACCACTAATCACACTACTCATAGTGATGAGTTTCCCCATCCTCTGAGCTACTTCAAACCCCTCCTTAGACGCAAAAGGACTTGTCTCTCTCATAAGTTGCATATTTTTTGCTCTTTCTCTTAAAGACATGGTATAATACCCTCCATTTTATTTCTCAAAACAAGTCAAGAGTTATTGTCATTCCACTTGGCTTT